GCGTAAAGCTAAGCTCACTGAGAGAGTAAAGGGTATGAAAAAGCTCTTTGATGCTGAGGTGGCTAAGGAAGTTGCAAAGGCTAAAGCTGAGTTTCTCAAGGGATCCACTCCAGCTACAGGATCCTCATCTAACAAGAAAGATGAAACTAAGTATGATGAGTACAAAAAGGCTGGAAATGTAAAGGGCATGATTAGTGAAAAACTCAATGCCTACAGAAACAGAGATGAGGAGTAAGCCAGCTCCTCAAAACAAATAACTCAAACAGGAGGTAATAAGAAATGGCAGACATGATTAAAAGAAAAGATTTTCTTGAAAATGAGGTTGTAGATCTCACAGAGGAGATTAAGCAGACATCTCCTACAGATACTCCGCTTACTACTTTGCTTATGAGTAGAGGGCAGGTAGTACCAGCAAAGGATATTACAGTAACATGGAGAGAGAAAGAGCTTAATTCTGAGAGAGGTACTCTTAAATTAGAGGGCTCTGAGGCAGGGGAGGTTATCACTTCTAGCAGAAAAACACTCTCTAATGTGTGTCAGATTATCGAAAAGGTAACACAGGTATCTGGTACAGCTAGATCCCTTAATCCTATGGGTATCAACGATGTATTTAACGCTGAGGTACAGGATCGCTTAGTAGAAACTAAGAGAGATATGGAGTGGTACTTCCTTAACGGTACTAAGGCTCTGGAGAGCGGAGCTACTCCTAGACAGATGAACGGACTTGTAAATCTGGTAAATGCTAACAATGTTGTAGAAACAAAGGGAGCGCTTACGGAGGATCACTTCTTAGATGCACTCCAGAAGATGTGGGATCACGGAGCACAGGGAGAGTATTTCTCTTTTGTAAATGCAAATGTTAAGCGTATGATTAACAATCTTGCTAAGGCAGGTAACAATGTACGTTTCTTAGGCGATAACGGATCTATGCAGAATGTACTTGGTATCGGAGTACAGAAGATCGTAACAGACTTTGGAGAAATCTCTTTAGTACTGGATCGTTATGCTGATACTAAGACTATCCTCACAGTAGACTTAGGCGAGGTGCAGATCGCAGAGCTTAGAGGTACTTTCTATGAGGATCTTCCTAAGGCTGGAGATTATTACAAAGGTCATGTACTTAACGAGAGTACAATTAAGCTCCTTAACAGCTTTGCAGGATCTAAGATCTCTATCACAGAGGCAAGTCTTTAATTTTTGGTAAGGAGGTAAAAGGATATGCCTAGAAAAGCACAGAGTACTCCAGAGCAGGAGGAAAAGAAAGAGGCGGTAAATGCTCCAGCCGATGAAAAACAGGAGCAGGAAAAGGGTACAGAGGCTCCTACAGAGGGTGCTGTATCTCCAGAGGTAACTCCAGAGCAGGAGGAAAAGAATGAGGATAAGCCTAAAAAGGTGTATCATTTTACCTCTGAAAATCCTTACTTAACTGTATCCGCTGTAGGCGTGTATTTCAGTGATGGTAAGGCTAGTACAGACAATTTAGCAGTAGCTAAGTATCTGGCTGGATTAGAGGGCGTAGAGCTGGTAGAGGAATAAGGAGGGATCTCCTATGGATAGCTTAGAGCGTTGTAGGATCCTCTGTGGAATATCGGAGGATAACGCAAAAAAGCTGGGGCTATTAACAGTGCTCTTAGAGAAAGCAAGAGAGGATATAGAGGCATTTTGTAGAGATACCTTTATAGAGCCTCTTACTAATAATGAGGGCATTATTACAGGATATACGGATGTATTCCCTAAACAGCTTAAGAATGTGCAGGAGGATTTAGCTATCCAGCGATTTAGAAAGCTGGGGGCTGAGGGAGAGAGCTCTTACACCTTAGCGGATGAGAGTGTAACCTTTGATGATCCATTACCTGTATCAGTAGAAAAAAAGCTGTACCCATACCGCCAGTTATTCCCTAGATCCTATACGCTGGATGATCCAGTAGGCGGATATAAGGAGGGCTAAGGTATGCAATTTCTCTATGATAAGCAAGTGGTAGTAAAAAGATACTCCTCAACTTTAGGAGAGTTTAATCGCCCTAATAAAACTCTTGTAGAGGTTGGTACTTATGAGTGCCATACCGCAGAGAGTAGTACTACCACAGCACAGCTCCAGCCACAGAAAAAGAATACCACAGATCTTACACTCTACACAGATCCAGAGGCTCTCATCAAAAGGGGAGATATTTTATATATCTATGAGCTGGATGAGTACGATAAGCCTATTATGAGTACGGAGTTTAAGGCTATTGCAGATAAGCCTTATAAAAAGCGTACTCAGCTCATTGTATCGCTCCTCAGTGAGGAGGAGGTATAGTGGAGGGCTTTACTATCGAGGGCTGGGATGATTTTGTAGAGAACTTTAGTAAGTTTGTGGATAAATGGGCGGATAAGAAAAAGATCCTCCTCCAGAGGATGGCTAATATCTATCATGGCGAGGTTATACCTCATGTGCCAGTAGATACCTCACGGTTAGTAGATAGTATTACCATTTTCGGAGAGGGGATACCTCACGATTTTGTAGAGGTGGGAACTAATGTAGAGTATGCTCTGTATGTAAATGATGGTCATGTACAGCATAAGAGATTTTTACCAGCGGATAAGCTGAGTGTGGGCGGAAAAGCTAAATACCTTAAGAACAGGAACCAAAAAGGGATCATGTTAAAAGAGAGCTATGTAAATGGCTCTTTTTTTATGGAAAAAGGTATGCAGGATGCTAAGCCCAGACTTAACAGGCTGGTAGAGAGCTTTTTACAGCAAATAGGCAGAGAGATAGAGGGAGGTAGCTTATGAGATTGCTTAACAGCGTGTGTAGGGTTATTGCCTCCGCTTATTCTGGGGTACCAGTACATATAGATGAGGTTCCTAATAACTTTGAGCGTAACAGCTTTTATGTAACGCTGGCTACAGGCAGTAGCGAGCTAAAAAATCTCAATGTGTATGAGGATGATCCGATATTCCAGATTGTTTACTTTGCGAAAAGAAACGAGGCTAATCAAGTGGTAGCGGAAAAACTCTATGAGGTAAAGGAGGAGCTTAAAAGGCTTTTCCTCCTTAAGAGGGTTGTACCTGTAATCCCTTTAGCTGGAGTTAAGGAAAAGCCTAGATATGCAAAGATAGAAAATTACTCCGATGATGTGAGGGTTAGTGAGGGAGCTTTATATGTAAAGATTACTCTCAACTTTACAGAGGATGTACCTGTAGAGGATAACTATGAGCTTATCGGAGATGTGGATATTGAAACAAAGACAGTAACAAACGGATAGGAGGTTAAACAGAATGGGATTACCAGATATTATTATTGAGTTTTCCAAAAAGGCAGTAACAGCCATCCAGAACGGATCTACAGGCATTGTAGGTATTATGCTTAAGGATGCCAAAAACAAGGGGGCTATGGTGCTCCGTAGTGTGGATGAGATCCCTACTGGAGATAGTGCTTTTAGTGCAGAGAATACCGCTTATATTGAGAGAGCGTTTATCGGCTCTCCATCTAAGGTAATTATCTACACGATGGATACAACAGCAGAGAGTTACGATGAGGCTACAAAGTATTTTGCTACACAGAAAGTAAATTACATTGTAGGAGCTCCAGATCTTACCACAGAGGAGGCTACTAAGCTGGCTACATGGGTTAAGGGTATCAGAAAGAACTCTGTACGCAGACCTGTAGCAGTACTCCCTAAGACCGCTGGAGATAGCAGGGGCGTTATTAACTTTGAGGTAGTAAACAGCTCCGCTACAGATAAGATCGAGGTAGAAGAAAAGCAGTACACAGAGGCGGAGTACTGTAGTAGAATTGCTGGCTTGTTAGCTGGCTTAGATCTTAGAGTATCCGCTACCTATAAGCCTCTTACTGAGGTAACAGCTATCCCTCTGGTAGATAGTGATGAGGAAGTAGATACCGCTATTGATGCTGGTAAGCTCACTCTCTATAACGATGGAGAGCGTGTTGTAATTGCAAGAGGTGTAAACTCCCTCACTACAGTTACAGAGGTAGAAACAGCGGATCTCCAGAAAATCAAGATCAACGCTATACAGGATCAGATTGAGGGAGATATTTACAGCACTATTAACAAGAGCTACATCGGTAACTACAGTAACTCTTATGATAATAAGTGCTTACTGATTACAGCTATCAAGGGCTACCTTAGAGGGCTGGAGGCTACAGAGGGCGGTAAGGGCTGGCTTAAGGCTGATAGCTCTACTATGGAGATCAATGTAGCTAAGCAGAAACAGTACTTAGAGAGTATCGGAGTAGATACCTCTGAGATGGATGAGCAGGCTATTAAGGAGGCTAATACAGGCTCTCATGTATTCCTTAAGGGTACTATCTCTATCTTAGATGCTATCGAGGATGTAGATATTTTCATCAATAAGGATTAAGGAGGTAATTACAGATGGCAGTAGAAACAAAGCGAATTTGTAACGGTACCTTTGGAGAGCTCTGGTTAGATGGAGACTATGTAGGAGAGTGCTATAAGGCACAGGCAAAGGTAGAGTTTACAAAAGAGGAGATTAAACAGTGCGGTACTTTCTTCACTGATAACAAGGTTGTCGGATGTAAGGGTACAGGATCTCTCACTATGCACAAGGTAAATTCCAGAATGGCTATTAAGGTAGCTAACATGGTTAGAAATAAGCAGGATGTACGCTTTACGCTTATCAGTAAGTTAGCGGATCCAGATGCTTACGGTGCAGAGCGTGTATCTATCACAGGAGTACAGATGGATGATCTTACTCTCTTTGATTGGGAGGCTCAGAAACCTCTTGAAACAGAGGCTCCGTTTACCTTTACAGGGTACGAGTACTTAGATCAGATTACTCCTCAGTAAGAGTTATAAGAGTGCAGTTTGGGGAGGGTAAAACCTCCCCTTATTTTTATTATATGAAAAATTAAGGAGGGCTATACAATGGCTACAAAGAATGTAAATGCAGAGGCAGTACAGGCAGAGGAAACAGAAAAGAAAGAGGCGGTTAATATCTTAGATCTCCTCTTAGGCTCCGATGTAGGAGAGATTAAGCTCCCTACTAAGGAGGTAGAGATTACCAGATTATCACAGGTATACGGTGCTCCGTTTATCCTCACAATTAAGGCGATTACTCCAGCTAAGTTTGAGGAGATACAGGATATGAGCATTGATGTAAAGGGCAAGGATGCAGATATTGATATTACCCAGCTCCAGCTCTTTACAGTAATTGAGGGTGTAGTAGATGCTACAGGTGCTCCGATGTTTAAAAACAAGGAGCTTATGAGTAAGTTTAAGGTATCTACTCCTAAGGATCTGGTAAGAGCGATCTTACTTTCTGGAGAGATCGCTAAGATTTACGGAGAGATCTCTGAGCTGGCAGGTTTCGGAGATAATGCGGTTAAAGAAGTAAAAAACTCATAAGTACAGATGGGCTTACCCAGATGATGTACTACTACTGGAAACACGGTAGAGTACTCCCATCTGTATTTTATAAATTGCCTAGAGGAGAGCTCTTAGTATTACAGGCTTTTTATGAGCAGGAGATAGATGATAATAACAAAGAGCTAGAGAGGGCAAATAAGAGTAATAGTGTTATGTACAATATCAATCTACTCACATAGAGGAGGTGGCATATATGGCGGTAGAGTTTGGTGCAAAACTTTATTTAAAAGATAATATGTATGCTACCCTTAAGAAAAATCTAGGTTTACAGCGTGAATTTTCGGAGCAGGTAGATAAAACTAATGCGAGTATGCAACAGATGGGGCGTACAAGGGTTAATGCTACTATCAATGCTACGGATAACGCCTCTGGAGTAGTAGAGAGCGTTAGACAAACTGTAAATAGTGTAGGCAATACAACAGTATCCCCAGAGGTATCCTTACAGGATAACGCCTCTGGGGTTATTGGTGCTATACAGGATACCTTAGATACCGTCAATACTACCACAGCTACTCCAGAGGTGGAGGTAGAGGATAATGCCTCTCCTACTATCAGCGAGGTAGAGAGTAGAGTGCATAGGCTGGGGAATGTGAGAGCATTAACCAGAGCAGAGGTAGACGATCAAGCTACAGAAAAGGTAGAGAGAATAACCCAGAGGATCAAGGATCTTACTAAAAAGGTATTCTCTCCAGTGATTAAGCTAAAGGATCTCACGGTTAGTACAGTAGGCAAGATTAAGCAGAGGCTTAAAGAGATAGCCACTACTTTTACTCCTATTGTAAAAATCAGAGATCTAGCCTCACAGGGCTTAGCTAAAATCAAAAATACCTTAGGTGGGCTACGAGATAGAGTTACCTCTGTAGCGGTAGGGATCCACGATAGAGCTACATCTGGACTAAATAAAATAAGGGTAGGTGTACGAACAGTAGGAAAGCTGGTGGCTAAGCCTTTTATCTCTGTTAGGGATAAAGCCACAAGTGGGATCACAAAGGTTAGAAACTCCCTAAAATCCGTAGGGAAAACAGTAGCTAAGCCTTTTGTTACTTTGAGGGATAAAGCAAGTGCTCCTCTGGGTAAGGTAGGAGGTGTACTGAAATCCGTAGGAAAGACGGTAGCAAAACCTTTTATAGCAGTAAAAGACGGTGCTAGTAAGATCCTCCACGGTATAGGCAGTAGCTTAAAATCCATCGGTAATATGTCTGTAAAGGCTATGGTAGCGGTAAAGGATGGAGCTAGTGCTGTACTGGGTAAGATCGGTAGTACACTTAAGAGCCTTGCAAAAGGCGTAACAATCGCTGTAGGAATTGCAGGAGCAGGAGCTACAGCTCTTATGGGTAAATCCTTAGGAGAGGGAGCTAAACTACAGCAAAGTATAGGCGGTGTGGAAACACTGTACACAAAGACTAATAGCGATGGTAGTACAGATACCTCAGCGGTAGATAAGATGTTACAGTATGCTAATCAAGCATATAAAACTACAGGCTTATCCGCTAATGAGTATATGGAAAATGTTACCTCATTTAGTGCCTCTCTTTTGAGTGCGTGTGCAGGAGATACAAATAAATCCGCTGAGATTGCTAACAAAGCTATAATAGATATGGCGGATAACGCTAACAAGATGGGTACTGATATGGGATCCATCCAGAACGCTTATCAAGGCTTTGCAAAGCAAAATTACACGATGCTGGATAACCTTAAGCTGGGTTATGGTGGTACTAAGGAGGAGATGGATAGGCTCCTTAAGGATGCACAGGCTATCACTGGTACTAAGTACGATATAAACAACTTAGCGGATGTATATACAGCTATCGGAGTAATACAGGATAAATTAAATATCACAGGAACCACAGCAAGAGAGGCAGAGCAGACCTTTAGCGGATCTTTTGCGATGATGAAAGCCTCAGTTACTAACCTCTTAGGTAATTTATCTATAGGGGATGGAGAGGCAGTAGCTAGAAGTATGGGAGAGCTGGTAGAGAGTGCAAGTACCTTTTTCTTTGGTAACTTTATACCGATGCTCCAGACGATTTTTAGCAACTTGCCTACAGCAATAGGAACAGCGGTAGAAAAGGTAGCTCCTCAGATTAAGGAAAATGTATTACCACTCCTTACATCTATCAAGGATGCAATCTTTACAGGGCTGGGTAATATCGGTATTGATACTGGAGCATTGCAAGCTATTTTCGATCAGCTTTTTAATGTAAAGGTAGACGGTGGCGGTATTGCTAGTATGTTCTCTGGGCTTAAGGATGGAATAGTACAGGCGATCAATACGATCTTACCTATCATCCCTCCGATTATCTCAGCGGTACAACAGATAGCTCCTGTAGTAGGGCAGGTAATTAGTACGATTATGAGCGGTGTATCTCAGATCATTCCTTATATCGTGCCAGTGATCCAGACTATTACTAATATCATCGTAACAGCTATGCCAGTGATCCAACAGATCATTACAGTAGTGGTAGGTGCGATTGTAGCTATTATGCCTACATTGAGCTCTATTTTTACTTTTGTGGGAAATGTGATCCAGCAAGTACTTACCATGATCGGTAATCACATGGGATTATTCCAAACTATTGTATCTGTAGTAGTAACAGTAGTATCTACTGTATGGCAGACCTTAGCCCCTATAATCAGTGCGGTAGTAGATGTGATCCTTACGGTGGTGGATGGGCTACTTACAGGAATTGAAACGGTATTCAATTTCTTAGCTCCATACATCTCTCAGATCTGGGGTAGTATCTGTGGATTTTTCGACAGTGCAAGCTCTACGATTACCACTATCGTAGAAACCATTAAGAGTGTATTTCAAGGCTTATTTGATGCGGTATCTACTATCTTTGGTGGTATCTCCAGTGCTGTATCTACAGCGATAGGAACCGTAACAAGTGTAATAAGCGGAGCGATAGATGCTATCAGTGGTTTTGTTGATAAAATTGGTGGTGCAATCTCAAAGGCTAAGGACTTTGTAGGAGGTATCGGAGGCAAGGTTAAGAGTGCTTTAGGTTTTGCCTATGGTAAAGACAGAGTACCATACGATAATTACCCAGCTATCCTCCATCAAGGAGAGAAAGTCTTAACAAGAAATCAAGCGGATCAGTATGAGAGGCGGATGAGTACCAGAGGTGTACAGCTTAAGGATGTTACACCTTTAGACAGGGATCCAGATGATCCACAGGATAATAACGGAGGTACAGGAGGTACAGTAAATCCACAAGATGGCAATACGCCTAGTGTAGGCGGAGTAGGTAAAGTAACTATTGAAAAGCTGGCAGATACAGTAATTATCCAGAAAGAGGCTGATGCTGATAGGGTAGTGGATGATATGGTAGCCAGACTTAAAAAGTTATTACCTAACACTGTATAAGGAGGGATGCTTAGTGGAATTTTGGTTACAACAGAATAGTGATAAATTTCAACTACCTGTAAAACCGTCAGATTACACGGTATCCGTATCCCATAAAAATACGGTGGTTAATGTCATACAGGTGGGAGATATAAACCTTATCGGAAATACAGGCTTAAGAGAAATTTCTCTTAAGTCTTTTTTTCCAGCAAAAGCTTATAACTTTAGCAATAATGCAGGGCGTAAACAGCCACTAGCTTATGTAGAGAAAATCGAGAGTTGGAGAAAGTCTGGTACTCCTATAAGGGTTATAATTACAGGCACTCTTAACATGGAGGCTACAGTAGAGAGCTTTGTGTGGGGAGAGCAGGATGCTACAGGCGATATTTATTATACCTGTAGCTTAAAAGAGTACAAAAAAATAAAGACAAAGAAAGCTACTGTTACTATAGCTACTGTAAAGCCTACAGTAAGGGCTACAAAACCACAGGCTAGTACAGCCAGAACCTACACGGTAAAAAGTGGGGATTGCCTCTGGAAAATAGCTAAACAGTTTTACGGTAACGGAGCTCAATATACTAAGATCTATAATGCTAACAGGGATAAGATAAAAAATCCTAATCTTATCTATCCTAATCAAGTATTAACGATCCCTTAGGAGGTGGTAAGAGTGATAGTAGTGCATAAGGATACAGACATTACAGAGTATGTATCCTCTATGAGCTGGGGAGGTAGCAGATCAGAGGTAGCTAGAAAGTTAGAGCTACACATTGTAAACGCTCCCCTAGATAAAAATATTACTCCTCTTACCATCAACTTAGCGGATCCTGTTTATCTCTTTGAGGATGATGGGAAAACAGAGCTCTTTAGGGGCTTTGTGGTAGAGAGGGAGGCAAGTAGTACCACAGGTACGGTTACTTATACCTGTTATGATCTTCTTTTCTATACCATCAAGAGTAACGCCACTTATAATTTTAGCTCTAAAACAGCGGAGGCGATAACTCAGATGGTATGTGATGATATGGAGATCCCTGTAGGCTCCTTAGCTCAGACAGGGCTAACACAGAAACTCATAGTACAGAATGTATCTATATATGAGATTATTATGAGAGCCTATACACAAGCGTACCAACAGAACGGAGTAAGCTACAGAGTGGTAGCTAAAAAAGGCTACCTCAATGTGGAGGAAATGGGTAAGGTGGTATGCAGTATTGAGATCACGGAGGATAGCAATATTACCAGCTCCAACTATAAAGAGAGCATTACTAACATGGTTAATAAGGTTCGTATATATGACGGAGAGGGCAAGCCACAGGGAGTAGTACAAAATGATGCAGATGTGAAAAAGTATGGTATATTCCAACAGACCTACACTAAAGAGGAGGGCAAGGATGCTACTACCACAGCTAAGAGTATGTTTAAGACGGTTGAGAAAACCTTTACTCTGGAATGTGTAAACCTCAATGAGGCAGTAACAGGAGCAGGGGCGGTAGTAAGAGATAGCTCTACAGGGCTCAGCGGTGTAGTGTGGATAGATGCAGATACTCACACATGGCAGAATGGAGTAGCTACCATGAGCTTAACAGTAACTCTAAAACAAATGATGGATACTAAGGAGGGATAGCATGGCAGATGATGAGAGAATGAAAAGCGATCATATATATCTGGAGCTCTTAGATATGATGAAATCACAGGGAGCAAAAAGCAATCCTACCTTAGCCCAGATAGGAGTAATGCAAAGCTCTAACAGCGTAAAGATAGATGATCTGGTACTCAATGCTGAGGATCTGTATATAGCAGATTACTTAGTAGCAGGGTATACCAGACAAATAAAAGTACCTTATGTATCTGGAGTATCTGTGGATACTACACAGAGTAACGGTTTTGCTAGTAAGGATAACCCAGATCCAGATACTAGGGTATGGAAACAGAGCCAGATAACCTATACCGATGGGCTTAAGGCTGGGGATATGGTGCTGGTACAGAAACTTAATGATAATAACAAGTATGTAATCATAGCAAGGGTGGTGGAGGCGTAAATGAGTTTATTTCCTTTTGCAACAACAGAGGATCTTACTCTAGCGGATCAAGAGGTAACAGCCTCCTCTATCCGTGAGTATGAGATAGACTTTGAAAAAGGTACACTCACAGGGAGGATTGTAACTGGTGTAGATGCTCTTTGTGTGTGGGCTTACTTAGCTCTTAAGGCTAAGAGATACCGCTGGATTATTTATAGCTGGGGTTATGGGGATGAGGTTTATGATCTCATCGGATATAGCTACAGCGAGGAATACCTTAACAGTGAGGTAAGGCGGTATATGGAGGAGTGCTTATTTGAGAATGAGCACATAACAGGAGTACAAGATCTGGAGGTATCCCAGATTAAAGATGTACTCCATATAAAATTTACTCTGGTAACAGATGTAGGTAGTAAGGAGGTGGAAATGGATGTATGAGGATCAGACATACGAAAATATATTAGATAGATCCCTAGCAAGGGTGGCAAGTGATGTAGATAAGCGTGAGGGCTCCGTTATTATGAACGCTATAGCCCCTGTATCCGCAGAGCACGCAGATGTATATATCCAGCTAGGTAATATCGTAAATAATGGGTATGCAGATACCGCAGTAAGAGAGTTTCTAATCCTCCGCTGTAAGGAGAGAGGTATTATCCCTTATGAGGCTACTAAGGCTACTCTAAAGGGTAAATTTAATATGGAGATCCCTATAGGATCCAGATTTAATCTGAATGAGCTTAACTATGTAGCCACAGCATTTATGGAGAGTGCTGATGGCTATTTTTATTACCAGATGGAGTGTGAAACAGAGGGTACTAATGGTAATAAGTTTTTTGGAGAGCTTAGCCCCATTGAGTACATTGATAAGGATCTTACTGGAGAGCTTACAGAGCTCCTTATCCCAGCGGAGGATGAGGAGGATACAGAGGCTCTAAGGACACGATACCTTAACTCCTTTGATAGTAACCCTTTTGGCGGTAATAAGCAGGATTATGTAGAGAAAACCGATGCTCTGGATGGTATAGGCGGTACAGTGGTTATCCCTGTGTGGAATGGAGGAGGCACTGTTAAGTTAATCATTATCAATAGTGATTTTGGAGTAGCATCTAGCACACTGGTAAAAGCGGTGCAGGAGGCTATAGATCCAGATCCACAGGGTACAGGTAGTGGCATAGCTCCTATAGGGCATACCGTAACAGTAGTATCCGCTGTAGGTAAAACGGTAAGCATAAAATCCAGAATAACTCTAAATGATGGATACCAGTGGTCGCAGGTAAAACCTAAGGCGGAGGAAACTCTGGAGGCGTATTTTTTGGAAATGCGTAAGAACTGGGAGAAAGGTAACTTAGTAGTGCGTATCTCTCAGATAGAAAACAGGCTCCTTAATCTGGATGGGATCTTAGATGTGGCGGATACACAGCTAAACGATGTAGCCAGTAACTTAGCCTTAGCACAGGAGGAGATACCTCTGTTAGGAGGTGTTTATATTGGCTAGAGAGATTGATTTATTAGGCTATTGGATGCCTGTACTCCGACAGCTTAAAGAGTTTAAGGAGATAGCAAAGGCGGAAACGCCAGAGCTTAAGTACATCCTAGAACAGGTTGAGCGTACTCTTAACAATATGTTTATTGAAACAGCGGATGAGTACGGTATTAAGCGTTTTGAGGATATGATAGGTATTTACCCAGAGGCAGGAGCCAGCCTAGAAACAAGGCGTTTTAATGTGCTGGTTAAGTGGAATGATAAAGTACCTTATACGGAGAAAGAGCTTTATAACAGGCTTATTAGTATCTGTGGAGATGATAACTTTAGCGTTAATCCAGATTATAAAAATTATTTTTTAGAGATTATAACTCATTTAGGGATAGAGGGGGCGTTTGATACGATCTCCTCTATTTTGCAGGATATGATCCCCTGTAATCTGGTGCTGGATCTTAAAAACACTCTGGAGGAGGGAAATACAACTCCTTTTAGTGTGGCGGTAGTATCCTGTGTGGCTATGAGGTATCAGATCACAAACGATATTAACCCTAAGGTAGCTACAGAGAGCCCTATGTATTACGGTGTAGGCTTAGGTAGAGCTGGTACTCACATTATCACTCACGATATAAAGAGTACTGTAAATAAGAGCTCAGATCTCAATGTAGCACAGGCATTATCTACAGGAGGCTCCTCTGGAGCTATCACAATGGATATAGCTGTAAAGGATGAGGTAGAAAGCCCTCATTATGAGGGAGTAGGCGTTGGAATGGCGTTTACAAAAATCATTACCCACGATATTAACAGCAAAGCAACTAACAGCGGTAATACTACTGTAGCAAGCCCTGTAAACACAGCTACAGTTATTACAATAAATTAAAGAAAAGGAGTGTGATAAAATGGGTGCTTTTAAGAGTGCAGTAATCACAAAAAAAGGACAGGAACTCTTAGCAAAAGTGGTAGCAGGTACTACTAAGCTGGAGTTTACTAAGATCAAGGTATCCGATACTAAGTTATCTGGAGATCTGGCAAGTATGACAGGTATCGGTACTATCAAACAGGAGGAAAAGGTAGCCTCTGTAGTGAGAAAAAATGGATCTAATGTTACAGTATCCGCTAGTTTCTCTAATCAGACCTTAGGGCAGGGTTATTATGTAAGAAACTTAGGACTTTATGCAAATGATCCACAGGCTGGAGAGATCCTCTACAGTATCTCAGTGGCAGATGAGAGTACCGCTACAGCGGATTATATGCCTCCATTTAATGGTATCGGTGTAAGCTCCCTTATGGTGGATCTTGTAACAGCGGTATCTAATGCCTCTAGCGTAAAGGTAAACGTAGATCCTACCGCTGGAGCCACAGTAGCACAGATCGTTAATTTACAGGAGCAGATTGACGATGTTAAGAGCTTTGTAGGCTATGAGAGCTCCGATGTATACGGTGTGGAGATTGATTTTCCTAATAGGCGGTTTACCAGAATTGCAGGAGCAGAAAATCTTACCGCTGGAGCTGATTTTGATAAGCTCAATCCGTGGGGCGGTAGAAAGAGATGTATCTTAGCTGATGATGGTACAGTACTTGCATACAGAGGAGAAACAGGATACACAGAGGCAGGAGCTACTACTGTAGAGCTTAAAAAGACAGTAGACGGAGCAGAAAAAACCTATGCTAGTGGTACTAAGGTACAGGTAATGGTAGAACAGCCTGTATTTTATGTTAAGGCTGTACCTGTAAGCTCTAAGAACGCTACCAGCGGTAAGGGTAAGCAGTACACTAAGGGTAGATTTTATATCAGCCCTACACCTAAGGCAGGATTTACAGCTCCTAGAGCCTTTTACGATAATCACGGTATCGTACAGGATAAGATCTATCTCTCAGCGTTTGAGGGCTGTATTTATGATACAGATGCTAAAAAGTATCTTACAGCGGATGAGCAGGTAGCGGATTTTGCTACAGATATGCTCTCATCTATTGCAGGTGCTAAGCCAGCCAGTGGACTTACACAGAACCTCACAAGAGCGAATGTGAGAAAGCTCTGTGCTAACAGAGGTGCAGGCTGGGAAAGTCATAGTATTTTTGCTATGGCGGTTACAGAGTGGCTCCTTATGATTGAGTATGCTAGTTTAGATGCTCAGCGTAAAGTAGGTAGAGGTGTTTGTGATTTTACCGATGATGGTAAAACTAATATGGCTGTAGTAACAGGTGCTACCTCTGGATTAGGTAATGGATCTGGTATTGATCCTAACGGTGGTGTAGATGGTAAGTGCTCAGTATCTTACAGAGGAGAGGAAAATCTCTGGGGCAATATCTGGACTTGGCTGGATAAGGTAAATATCTTAGCTAAAGGACAGAATGAGGTATTTGTGCATGAGATCGGAGCTACAGTAGCAGATGATACTACCACAGGATACAAGAGCTTAGGCTATCACTGGAGCCATAGTAACGGTTATCAAAGTGCCTTTGGTATTGATCCAGAGCATCCAGAGTTACTTATCCCTACAGAGGCTAGTGGATCGGATGTATTCACAGGTAACTTTGTATGGCAGAATTACACCTACAACGGTTTCTTCATTGCTCTATTGGGCGGTAGGTGGGCTTATGGCTCTACTTGCGGTTTCCGTCTGGGTGGTAGTGGTGCCTCTGGTGATCGCGGTCGTGATTTCGGCGGTCGCTTGCTGTATGTGCCTCAAACAAAGGTTGCTTAAATCTTTGAGGAAAAATAAATAAAATCAAAAAGGGTAATAGGAGGAGCTGGAAAGCTCTTTTTTATTACCCTTTTTGTCGGTAGCTGATAAGGTTTCTTAATTACTAAATTAGGCAGTAAATGGAATAATGGCTCTAATTGCAGTTTCAATCTGAATGGTAATAATACCTCTGGTAATCGCAATCGTAATATCAGCAGTCACTTACTATATGTGCATATAAAAATAAAAGAAAATCAGAGAAATATGTGTTCACTGTGACACTTATTTTACATTAAGTGAGTAACAGCTACCGTGGCTCTTGCCAGAACATAAAACTCCTCTATGAGGAGCGGTAAAAAATAGCTAAGAGGGTGCTTATGTGCGGAGAGATCCGTAAACCATGTTAGCCTAGCAAGCTAAGAACTGATTGTTATGTGAACGATAGCACAGGGGTACTACAACAGGTAGTTAGCTCCCTCTTATGCACATACAAAATTATGATAAGGTGGGTGCCAAAACACATGAAAGATACTGGAGATTTATTTTCTAAGATATGCGATATGGATAATCTTAGAAAAGCCCACAAGAACGCAAAGAGAGGTAAAGGGTGGTATGCAGAGGTAAAGCGTATAGAGAAAGATCTGGATCATTACCTAAGTAGGCTACAGGAAAATCTAATAGAACACAGGTATCATACCTCAGACTATGAAACTTTTGTAAGAAAAGAGGGAAGTAAGGAGAGGGAGATTTATAAGTTACCGTACTATCCAGACCGTATATGCCAATGGGCTATCTTACAGGTTATAGAGCCCTACTTACTTAATTCCATGACAAAAGATACCTATAGTGCAATCCCTAACAGAGGGATCCAGCCTATTATCAATCAATTACGAGGGTATAAGAAAAAGATTAAGAAAGATGGAAAAGTAGTAGCGGAGAAGTGGATACCCAGTATTTTAGTATCAGATCCAGAGGCTACAAAGTATTGCTTAAAGCTGGATGTAAGAAAGTATTATCCCAGCATTGTACACGATGTACTAAAGGCTAAGTATAGAGAGCTCTTTAAGGATGAGGAGCTTATCTGGTTAATGGATGAGATCATAGATAGTATTAGTACTTGTCCAGCCACAGAGGAAAATATAGAGATCCTCCAGAGGCTAGGTGTGGCGGTAAATATTATCATAGACGATAACGGTAGAGAGTTTGTGGATGGCGTAGGTATTCCTATTGGAAACTATGTTAGCCAGTATGACGGTAATTTTAATCTATCTGTAGTAGATCACTGGCTCAAAGAGGTTAAGGGCGTTAAGTACTACTTTAGATACATGGATGATATGGTTATTTTCGGTAGCAGTAAAGAGGAATTGCACAAACTCAAAAGAGAGTTAGATGAGTTTATGGCGGTAAATCTTAAGCAGGTGCTTAAGCAGGTGCTTAAGCATAACTGGCAGGTATTTCCTACTAAGGTAAGAGGTGTAGATTTTGTAGGCTATAGATTTTTCGGAGAGTATACCTTACTCAGAAAATCGACTTGCAAAACATTTAAGCGTAGGATGCTTAGCATCTCCAGTAAAAGAGAAAACAATGTGAGCCCTACTTATAGTGAGTGGTGCTCATTTAATAGCTATGTGGGCTGGCTACAGCATTGTGATAGCTTTAGGCTATATCAGAAATATGTAGAGCCTAATGTAGAATATATGCACAATTATTACTTAAAGGAGGTAAAAGGTAATGCAGAAATTTGCAAACGTAAGAACTACAGCGGAGAGCGTAAAGCCTCTTGAGATTGATGATTACCATGTATATGTAAATACAGGTATCAAAGAGATCCATGAGGAGGCTAAGGAGGGAGATCTTAGCTCTGGGTTTTATGGGTTTGAAATTGAAACACAGGAGATCTATGAGAAAGATGAGTACATCCAGCTCATGGCAGAGAAAAACAGCTCCTTAGAGGAGCAGGTTACAGATTTACAGTTAGCCTTAGCAGATGTGTATGAGCAGATGTTAGGGTTATCAGCTAACTAAGAGGGAGGAGAAAGATTATGGCACAGGTTTACGCTACTTTGATCCGCAAAGGGTTAAGGACTATTGATAATATACCAAAGGATCTCAGAAAAGCCGTACAAAAAATCTTAAACGGAGATAATGAGTAGTATGTTACTCAATATTATCTTAAAAACAATACTCAGAAAGGAGGTAAAAGCTATGGCAGTAATTTACGCTACCCTTATTGTAAAGGGCAAAAAGACGATCAATGATGTACCGCCTGTAATCAGAGAGCAGGTTAAGCAGATCCTCATTGATCTTGATTTACCAGAGCTTGCAGAGTAAGCCACAGGGGGAGAGCTAAATGCTCTCCCTTTTATTATGGCGGAAAGGAGGATCTTATGGATATGGCTACAGGTGCAGATATTAACATCGAGCATAGACTTACTGAGGTAGAACAGCGAGCAAAGAGTAACACTAATCGACTTAATGAGCATGATGAGATACTCAAAAGCAATAGTGAGATGATCGGAGCTATAAAGGAGCTGGCTACTGAGGTTAAGTATATGCGTGGGGATCTGAATGAAACCGTTGAGAGGCTTAACAAGCTGGAGGGTAAGGATGGGGATAAGTGGGATAAATTCAAGTGGCTTATTGTAACAGGGCTTGTAACACTTATCTTAGGATACTTAGCGGTTTCTGTAGGATTAAAGTAAGGAGGTGATCCAGTTTATCTCTTTACCTCATTTTGAGGTATCGTAGCAACTATTAACAAACTCACAAGGAGGTACAGTATGAATTTAAAAGTTAGAGTAAAAAATCCTGTATTCTGGGTACAGATTGTACTTAGTATTTTAACTCCTGTGCTTGCGTATGCAGGACTTACAGCACAGGATCTTACCACATGGAGTAAGGTAGGGGAGCTCATTGTAGGAGCTGTCTCTAATCCTTATGTACTCTCTTTAGTGGCGGTATCGGTTTGGAACACTCTGAACGATCCGACTACAAAGGGATTAGGCGATAGTGCCAGAGCAAAGAGCTATACAGCTCCACAGTAAATATATTTATCAGACAGACAGGGAGAGCCTTTACAGGGCTCTCCTTTTTAAGTATTTAGATCGGAGGTATTATTATGACAGAAAAAGAAATCAGATCAAAGGTTGTTGAGATCGCTAAGGGTTGGTTAGGCTGTAAAGAGAGTGACGGATCCCATAAAAAGATTATTGATACTTATAACGCTTGTAAGCCACTCCCTAGAAGTTACGCTGTAAAGTATACAGATGCGTGGTGTGCTACTTTTGCATCCGCTGTAGGTATCAAGGCAGGGCTTACAGATATTATCCCTAGAGAGTGTAGCTGTAATCAGTTTATCCAGCTTGCTAAGAATATGGGTATCTGGGTAGAGAATGATGCTTACACTCCATCCGCTGGGGATATGATCCTTTATGATTGGGATGATAACGGAGTAGGAGATAATACAGGTAGTGCGGATCATATCGGTATTGTAGTATCTGTATCTGGAGGCGTTATTAAGGTTATCGAGGGTAACAAGAGTAACGCTGTAGGCTATAGAGAGCTTGCTGTAAACGGTAAGTATATCAGAGGCTTTGTTACTCCTAAGTACAGCTCTAAGGCTACTAAAGAGGAGGCTCCTAAGCCATCTGGTAACGGAGGAGGCTCTTACAATATTGGAGATATTGTAAACTTTACAGGATGCCTCCACTATACCAGCTCTACAGCTAATGGCGTTGCATATGGCTGTAAGGCAGGACAGGCTAAGGTAACTAACAAGGCTGAGGGTGCGGTACATCCGTATCACTTACAGGCTATCTCTGGTAAGGGCTCTACTGTATATGGCTGGGTAAATGCTGGAGATATTTCTGGTAAGACAGGCGGAGGATCCGCTAAGACCTACACAGTAGTTAAGGGAGATACTCTTAGCAAGATCGCTAAAAAGTATGGAACTACTGTAGATACTCTGGTTAAGCTCAATGGTATCAAAAATAAAAACCTTATTAACATCGGACAGGTAATCAAGTTACCTTAATCCTTTAGGCACTCCTTAATATTTTTTCATATAGAGGGCTACTGGCTGTAAAATGCTGGTAGCCCTCATTTTTTAGTTGTATCTAGTATATAAGGGGTGTATAATAGATAGGAACTGAAAACAGCCTCATAAAGCCCTCTATTTTATCGAGAGTAAAGAAGTCTACACCTAATATATAAAAGTGGCTGTATGAGGCACACAGGAGCTCACAGGACTATTACAGGAGGGTAAACAGGATGGCATACAGGAAAATAACGGATATAAGAGATACTATTGGTATGAGAGCGGTATTTTATGCCAGAGTATCTACAGCGGAGGAGGAACAGCTAAACGCTATAGAACTCCAGATTGAGGAGAATAGAGGATGTATTAAGGATCATGGCTGGAAACTGGTAGGAGAGTATATTGATCGCAGTAAGAGCGGTACGATGGTAAAGGGCAGGGATGATTACCAGAGGCTCTATGAGGATCTGTACGAGGATCTATTTGATATTGTAGTAATCAAGGATCAAGAGAGGCTACAGAGAAATACTCTGGATTGGTACCTCTTTATTAACAGGGTAGTACAGACAGGAAAGCTACTGTTTATGTACATGGATGGGAAATTTTACTCCCCAGATGATGCTCTTATTACAGGTGTACGAGCGATCATAGCGGAGGAGTTTAGTAGAAATCTTAGTAAGAAACTCCATAATTACCACGATCACAGAATAGAGAAAGCCAGACAGGGGCAGGAGATAGCCTTACAGGGTAGTGGTAATGTATATGGATGGGATAAAAAAGATGGTAAGTATTATATAAATCCAGAACAGGCTAAGGTAAGGAGGCTCATGTGTGAGGGAATTATGGCAAGAAAAGGATCTACCCTCATAGCTAAGGAACTTAATGAGGCTGGTTATCGTAACACTGTAGGGAAACCATGGAAACCTATGGATATACCTAAATTTGTGTATGATTGTAAAAATGTAGGTACTATGATTATAAACAAAGAAAGACATGATTTTGAGAGTAAACAGACTATAAAACTCCATAAGGATGAGTGGGTATATGTAGAAAACGCTCTCCCTCCGATAGTCACACAGGAGGAGTGGGATCTTATCTGTAAGATCCATGAGGAGAGAGTGATAGCCACAGGATCCGACAGGAGAGGCAAAAAAACCAGCGGATACTCTTTTAGTGGTAAGCTGGTATGTGGTATCTGTGGGGCTCCTTACTGGAGGAAACAGAGAGTATCTAAGGATGAGTACTGGGTATGCAGTACAAAGCAGACTAAAGGCAGGAGAACCAGAAAAAGAGATAGCACGATGGGGAAAGCTGGAGAGATAAATCCTTTAGGCTGTGATAATGAAAATATCTCTTATAACTCCCTCATGGAGATAATGGGGGTAGTATCAGAGCGATTACAGGCAAATACAGACACAATAAAGCATGATATGATAAATTGGCTTACTAAGCTCAGAAAACAGCTCATAGAGGCAAATGGAGGGCATACAGAGGCAGATCTACAGCGTGAGCTCTCCAGAAAAAGTAAGTTACTGGATGCCTACTTAGATGGGATCCTAAATAAACAGGAATACCAGAAAAAAGCAGAGGAGTTAGATGAGAGGATCATCCAGCTCAAAGCAGAAACAGAAAAGAATAAGGCTAACTCTGGAGATATTGCAGAGATAGATAAGGTACTTGCTAACATAGATGAGGAGGTATCCAGATATGTAGACGGTAATGAGAAATTAAAAGTAGAATACCTCTTAGAGCACTTAGAGCAGGTACAGATATTCCCAGATAAGGTTATAGTTATAGTACCGATATTGAGCGAGGGGATAGTAGTAGAGAAAACTCAGTATGTATCTAGGGAAAAATGTTCCAAGATACATACTGAAAGTATGATCCACTACTTAGAGGATTATATGTACTGTACTAGAAAGCTGGGGCTTTATGTGCAGTTAGTAGCATAAATTATATAGGGGTTATCTAAATATATTTACCTCCTGTGATTAAGTTATATAAAGACTAAATCACAGGAGGTTTATTTTTATGATAACAGTAGAAAAACTGGAAAAAGGTACTTATTTTGATGATGCTTTTAAAATCTCATTTAGATACGATCCCACTACTGTAGCTAAGGTAAAAGAGCTGGCAGAGCGGAGATATTTACCAGAGGATAGAGCGTGGGAGATCCCAGCACATGAGTTACCAGCTCTCATAGAGAAAGTAGGGCTTAGCAATATCAAAAGTGAGGAGGCTGTAGTACAAGCTCTCAATACTAAGGAGATCGAGGATAAAAGGGAGGCTACACAGGAGAGGCTAAAGGGTATTAAGCCTGTAAGAGATTTTGATTTTAAGACAGCTCCCCTCCCTCATCAGATCGAGGCTTTTAATTATGGAATGGAGAAAAACTCTTTACTTATCGGAGATGAGCAGGGCTTAGGCAAGACAAAGGAGAGTATTGATATTTGTGTAGCCAGAAAGAAAGAGCTCATTAAAACCCTTATTGTATGCGGAGTGAACTCTGTAAAATATAACTGGGAGAAAGAGATCCAGATCCACTCTAACGAGGGCTGTGTAATGGTAGACGGTAAGACAATGGATGTTAGAGTACAACAGCTAAATGACTGGTACAGGGGCTCCTCTTATTTTGGCGTTATCAATATTGAGAGCCTCAGAAATGAGAAAATACAAGATGCTCTCTATCTGGGGATTAAGGATGGATATATAGGGGCTATTATTGTGGATGAGATCCATAAGGCTAAAAACGGAGGCTCTCAACAGGGAAAAGCTCTTAGATTTTTGAAAGCTCCAGTTAAGATAGGATTATCTGGTACTCCGATGAATAAAGCGGAGGATCTGTGGAATATCCTTACATGGCTGGGAGTAGAGAGGAGATCCTTTTATAGTTTTAGAAATGCCTATTGTACTATGGGAGGTTTCGGAGGCTATAAAGTAATCGGATATAAAAACTTAGATAGCCTCAATGCTGAGTTAAATACTGTAATGCTTAGAAGAAAGAAAGAGGAGGTACTAGATCTCCCTCCTAAGCTGTACAGTACTGAGTATGTAGAACTTACCACAGCTCAGAAAAAACAGTACAGGGATATTAAAAATGGCATTGTAGCGGATATGGAGAATATCTTAGCCTCTGTTAATCCTCTTAATTGTACTCTCCGCCTCAGACAGCTTACCAGCGGTAATCCTAACTTAACAGATGATAGCCCTAAGCTGGATCGTATTAAGGAGATGCTGGAGGAGGAAATTATCCCTAACGGTCACAAGGCTATCATATTTTCTCAGTGGAGCACGATAGCTAAGGATCTGGGGATAGAGCTTAGTGAATATGATCCGATTGTAATTACAGGAGAGGTACCTCCAGAGCAAAGGCAGAGATTAGTAGACAATTTCCAGACTAACCCACACTGTAAAGTAGCTATAGGAACTATCGGAGCTATGGGTACTGGATTAACTCTAAATAAAGCCTCTTATGTATTTTTTATGGATAAAGCATGGAATAGCGGAGATAATGCACAGGCTGAGGATAGAGCCCACAGAATAGGTACCGTAGGGGCTGTAAATGTAATCTCTATGGTGGCTAAGGGTACAATAGATGAGGCAGTAGAGGATTATCTGTTAGAAAATAAAGATCTTATTGATCGAGTAGTAGACGGTAAAGGATCTAAGCAGGATATTAAAACCATCCTTAACAAATTACTTAGCATTTAATATACAGGTGTGGTATAATAACTCAAAATGGAGGTACATAATGAGAGCGATAACAATAGATGCAGATACAGGAAAAAGAGTATACACAAGGAAAGAGGTAGCGGATCTGGTAGGAGCCTCTACTCAATCTATCCGCCTCTGGGAAGATGCTGGAGCTATTCCAGCAAGTGTAAGAGATGAGGGAGGCTATAGATACTGGTATGAGGAGGATCTGGAGGCTATAAAGGCTTATGCCTCATTACCGAGAAAAGCAAAACTTAAAAAGTAGCCCTAAGTGTGAGGAGAGTGTAACAGCTCTCCTCTTTTTTTTGTCCTTAATTTTGAGGGCTATCTAAAAATTTACCGTTTGTGTGATTAGGTTAAGTATCAAAAGAAAAGGAGGTAAGCAGGATGCTTAAAATCAGTTTTACAAATGCTGAGGTATCGGATCACGGATACGGTTTAGAGGTAAATGGTAAATCATTAGAGGATATTATCTCTACCGCCTTAGGAACTAAGGTAAAAGGTAATGGCGGTTACGGATCTGGATTACCTAGCTTTAGCTCTAATAGCTGTGATGTAACGGTTACTATCAATCCACACGATAAAGAGTGTGAGATTGAAACAGAGGATAACGTGTGGCACAGCGTAGAGGAAATGGAGGCAGAAAAGAGTGAGCAGTTTCAAGAGGAAAATGCAGAGGCAGATCCAGAAAAATAATGGTACCCTCCTCCACAAAAAGGTAGTAGCTAGAAAGATGGGCTGTAAATCCGTGGAAGAGTATAACCGTAGAATGGCACGCAGAGAAAAAAATTTAAAAGAGATGGAGGATAACAAAGATGGCAAATGAGTTTACAGCAAGGGTAGCAGGTATCAGCGTAGAGCTGGGTATGAGTGTACAGAATAAGAGTGGTATCTGGTGTAAGCCTACAGTAAAGATGGATCTTAAGATTGATGGAGGTACGAACCCTCAGCAGAGAGAGGCTATCATTAAACAGACTTTTGATGAGGTTTGTGATAACATTGAGAAAACCATCTCAGAGATGGAGTAATACTTACAGGGGGGGGAGAGTATCTCTCCTCTCTCCTTAACTGGAGGTAATTATGGCAAAACAGATAAAAGTAAGAGAGGATAATTACTTTGCTGTACAGGGCTGGATGGTAACAGAGCTAAAACTAAAGGGTAACGCACTTATGCTCTATGCGATCATCTACGGATTTTCTCAGACTACTAACACAGCTTTTACAGGGAGTGTAGATTACCTCTGTGAGTGGCTGGGTGGTGTATCAAGACCTACGGTAATTAACACTTTAGATAACCTAGTTAAGCAGGGGCTCCTCACTAAGAGTAGTACCACTAAAGGAGCTCTCATTTACAACAGCTATACAGCTTTAAGACCGAGTAAAAAAATTTTATCCGATGAAGATCCAACGAGTAAAAAAACTTTACCCGATACGAGTAAAAATTTTTTACTCAATAAAGATAGTAAAGATAATATAGAAAAATCCATCTCTAAAGAGATGGAGGGCAAAGCCTCTAAAAAGAGATCTTATAGTACTATCTTAGAGGATCCTGTTAATAAGTTTGTGAAAGAGGCTCTTAGTAAATTTATACAGTACTGTAGGGGTAAAAACTATACGCCTAAGGTAACTACTGTAGAAAAGTTTGCTAGTACTCTTAGAGATAATGCTGGAGAGGATCCTGTAGTGGCTCTGGCTATTGTGGATCAGAGTATAGATAAGGGATGGAAAGATCTCTATCCACTTAAGAACTATGGTAGACAGGGAAAGCCTACAGCGGTTAGTAAAAAGTTTAGCGGTAATACCCTTAAAGATGCTGAGGGTAAGGATATTGTGTTTAAGTAATCTGGAGGAGGGTGTAAAAGCTCTCCTCTAAATTTTTACCTCTTTTGTGATTAGGATTACTCAAAAGGAGGTAAAAGCGGATGAAATGCTATGCAAGTGATTATTGCCAGAAAGATAAAAGCTCCTGTAGTGATGTATGCGGAGGCTACAGAGTACTTAGAGCTTTATACAATTTAAGCAGGATCCCAGAGAGATACCGTTATACTATCGCTCTTAAGCCAGAGAATGGAGAGGATCTGGAGGCGTTTACAACACTGGATAATTATAAAAATGATGTGCTCAGTATGGTAGATGAGGGCAGAGGTTTATATATCTGGGGAAAGAGTACAGGGAATGGTAAAACCTCGTGGGCTTGTAAGATTATGAGTTACTTTTTCAGAAAGATAGCTTTTAATACAGGGCTGGAAAATGAGGGGCTATATATTTTTCTCCCCACTTTCTTAGAAGATCTCAGAGATAACTATGATAACAAAGATCCAGAATTTGATGAGGTACTCAGAATGATAAAAACCTGTAGGCTCCTTATCATAGACGATATAGGAGCAGAGAGGGTAACAGATTGGGTAAGGGAGAGGATGGTAAGTATTATAAATACCAGAGTATCTAATAACCTCACTACGATCTATACCAGTAACCTCTCTCCAGAGGAGCTTAGGGGCGAGTTAGGGGATCGGATAGCCAGTAGAGTATTGGGATCTTCACAGGTAGTAGAAATTACAAGCGGAGATAGGAGGGGATTATAAATGGCTAATATGATTGAGCAGAGCTTACTCTGTAAAGTATTAGATGCTCCAGATCTGGAGATCCTCCACTCTAACGGAGTAATAGAGGAGATGTTTCTTACCTGTAAGGATGAGATCCATTTTATCATAGAGCATTACAACAGCTATAAGCAGATGCCAGATAAACTAACCTTTTTAGGCAGGTTCAAAGATTTTCAAATGCTGGAGGTTACAGAGAGTACAGATTACTTAGTATACAAGCTCAAAGAGGCTTACACATATACTAAGCTGGTGCCTCTGATTGAGGATACAGCAAAGGTAGTAAAAGAGGATAGTATTAAGGCTATCCAGTACCTCAAAGAGGAGATAGAAAAGCTGGAGAAATCCGTACCAGTGAGCAGGAATAAAGATGGCTATGATATTATCTCTAACGCTGGAGATCGCCTTACAGAGTATAAAAAGCGTTGTGAGGTAAAGGGGCTTATAGGTATTCCTACAGGTATCCCTAAGCTGGATGAGATTACTAATGGCTGGCTCTGGGGAGAGGATCTGGTAGTACTCACAGGGCGTACTAATGTAGGTAAAACATGGATCGGAGAGTACTTTGCTACTATGGCGTGGAATATGGGTTATAAGATCCTTATGTACTCTGGAGAGATGAGTACCGCTATGGTTGGTTTTCGTTTCGATACTCTCAATAAGCACTTTAGTAACATGGGGCTCCTTAATGGATCTGGTACTCTGGGAAAGAAACCAGATACAGACGGAGCAAAGTACTTACAGGAGGATTATGAGAAGTACATAACACAGCTCCAGCAAAAGAGTGGATTTATCGTAGTTACTCCAGATGATTTTGAGGGGCGTAAGCCTAATGTGGATGAGATCAAGAGCTTAGCTATTAAGCATGGGGCGGATATGATTGTAATAGATCAGCTCTCTCTTATGAGTGATAAGCGTAGGGCGGATATACCTAGAATAGCTTATAACAATATCTCAGAGGATCTCTTTTTGATGAGTAAGGAGCTTAAAAAGCCTGTACTCCTTATGGCACAGGCTAACCGTGAGGCAGTTAAGAACCGTAAAAAAGGAGAGAGCCCAGAGCTCCACGATCTGGCAGAGAGTGACGGTGTAGGACAGAACGCCACAAGAGTATTATCTCTATCTGTGATAGATGGCACTCTTAAGATCAGTGTTAAGAAAAACAGATATGGTATCAATAACAAAGAGGTACTTATGATCTGGGAAGTAAACACAGGATACCTTAAGCCTCTCCTTAGTGAAAATCCAGAGGAGAGCACAGAGGATAAAAAGGATGATAAACCAGATGGAGAAAAGGGTAAAGGAGGAGAGAAAGATTATGGTTTCTAAAGGCGGAGTACCTAAAGGGAGGATCATCCCTGTATATCTTACAGATGAGGGAGATGTGTACCCTATTTATTTACATGAGATGGGAGAGTTAGAGATTATCCAGAGGCTTGTAGCAGGTATCTTAGATAATAAGATTGTGGTAGATACTAATACCAGAATTAACTCAGAGAATGATAAAATCTCTATTTTTGATTTGAGTAAGAAAAAATAATAAAAATCTCTCTAAATGTTACCTCTTTTTCTGATTAGGTTAAGTAAATCGGAAAAGGAGGTACTTTTTTATATGACGATTACAAGTAAAGAAGTAGCGGAGATGCTGGGAAAGAGGCACGATAACCTTTTAAGAGCGATCCGCAAATATATTACACAGTTAGGAGATGAGGCTCCTAAGTATTTCTCAGAGGATCCAGATAAGGGCGGTAGATTATACCACATTACTAAGGCTGGCTGTGATCTTATGGCAGGGCGTATTATCGGAGCTCAGAGTGAGGTTTTCAAGGCTAAGTATGCTCCAGTGTTTGGAGAGGAGGCTCCTGTAGAGGTGGTAGAGGAAAAGCAGGATGAGCCACAGGAGAAAGCCTACACAGTAGAGGAGGTAGCTCAGATCTTAGGCTGTAGTGAGAGAAATGTTTATAGAAATATCCAGAGCGGAAAGCTGGAGGCGGTAGAGCGTGAGGTAATGATCCCTACTCTTAAGAAGTTTGTAACAGAGGAGGCTCTGGAAAAATATAAAGCAGGGAGGGCTAGTTAATGAATTACTTTGAAATGAAATGGAGGCTCTCCGCTTGCAGAATACAGGCAGGATACTCACAGGCAGAGGTAGCAGAGATCTTAGGCTGTAGTGATAAGACTATTGTTAGCTGGGAAACAGGTAAGACAGCTCCTAAGATGGAGAAAGCACAGGAGCTTAGTGATCTGTACGGTATCCCTCTGGCTTATATGGATTTTTCAAAGGCTGGAAACTCTACACCTCTTAGAGAGCGTGAGAGTGAGCCACAGATCCCAGCTTTTTAATTTATAGGAGGAAAAAAAGATGATTAAAGGACAGTTTGCAAAAAATTTACACAAAGCAGTTTCAGAGAGAGAGGGATTAAGCAGGTAGAGCTTGCTAAGGTGCTGGAGGTACCGCCTACTACAGTAAATGGGTGGATGAGAGGAGCCCATTTACCAGACATTGAGAAGTTAATGGAAATTTGTGATTATTTGGAAATGCCTGTAGGAGAGATGTTAGGAGATCATAGACATATTAACGATTTAGACGAGGTTAAGCATCTTATGGATGTATCGCTTAAACAGAAAGCCTATATTGAAAATTTAGAGGCGGAGCTTAATGAGTGTAAAATGTTAAATAATCAGCTTATGAGCGATCTGGATGCAGATGAGGGGCTTGCAGAAATTTGTGTGAATGAGTTTATTGCAGATACCATAAAGGCTGTAAAAGACGCTGGCGTAAAGAAGATTACGGTTGAGTTTTGATAAAGAAAAAGAGCCAGCTTTTGCAGGCTGGCTCCATCCAGAGGATTACTCCTCTTTAAGATTTTGTAGCTCATTGATGCGTTGAGCTAATCCCTTAAGTAGCTCCAGATCCTTATCTGATAGTGAGATAGATAGCTTAAATAAATCGTATAGAGAGGGCTTACTCTCTAAGATCTTTGAGATTAAAGCAGGATCAGTAGAAAACTTTTCCTGTGAGAAAATCTCTGGATCTCTTAGGAGATCCGTAGCATCTATCCCTAGATAAGTTGCTACAGCCTCAATCCTATCCATTCTAGGAGTGTTCTTTCCAGTACACCATTGAGAAACTGTAGAGGAGCTGTAGTGGAGATCGTTGATTAGATCTTGCTGAGTTTTACCTTTTACCGCTAGGTAGTAGGTAAGTGCTTTAGCAAATGTACTCATTGTTTTTACACCTCCTCTCCTTTGAGGGATAAGTTAATTATACAGTATTACAGAGAAAAAGTAAAGTAAAACAGAGATAAAACTCTGTAAAACAGAAAATTAGGTATTGACATCTCTGTAAAACAGGATTATATTATAATTGTTCTCTGAGAAACAGAGAGAACACAGAGGGGGTACTCCCCTCATATATTTTTGCTATCAATCTCTATTAAACAGAGAATGATATACAATAAAACAGAGATAAAGGAGGTACAAGCTAATGAATTTAGCGGAGTTAAAGGAGGCTTATAAAGCCAGAAAGTTAGCCTTAGACAGTGCAAAGAAAGAGGAGGAGAAATACAAGGCACTCCTTAAGGATGCGATGTTAGAGGCTGGAGAAAGTGATTACACGGATGAGGCTGGATACCGCTTTGAGCGAATTGTGCAGGAGCGTAAGAGCATGGATGAGGAAAAGCTCTTAGCAGAACTCCATGAGAGAAACCTTACTAGCTGTATCGCAACTAAGGAGGTTGTAGATGAGGATGCAACTCTTAAGGCGGTAGAGGCTGGAGAGTTGCCACAGGAAGTATTAGCAGATGCCTTAAAGGTAACAGAGGTAGTAATGCTTAAGCTCACAGCTCCTAAAAAGGCAAAGGCTAAAAAGTGATAACGATCTGGAAAACTCCAATAGTAGCCACAGTAGAGCAGGTACTTAAGGATCTTAAGCTCCAGCTCTACGGAGCAGGGCTACTTAAGGAGATTAAAAACACAGGATCGGATCTTATGTGTACTTGCCCTTTTCACACAAACGGTAAGGAGCATAACCCATCTTGCGGAGTGCTCCTACAGCAAAAGGTAACAAAGGATAAGACCTATGAGGCTGGTACGGTGCATTGCTACACCTGTGGATACACAGCGGATCTACCTCAGTTTGTAGCGGATTTATTAGGGCTGAGTAGCCCAGTAGATGGCTTTAAGTGGCTGGTAAATCAGTACAACTACCAGACGGAGGAGAGAGAGCTCCCAGATCTGGATATGTACAGAGGCTCCACAGCTAAATCCTCAGTACTGGAGGAGAGCTTAGTAAAGCAGTACACACAGAACCTCCTACAGAGTGAGGAGGCGTGTAGGTACTTACATAAAAGGCGGATAGCTAACTGGGTGTTAGAGGCTTATGAGCTGGGGTTTGATCCAGAGGATAAAACAGTACTTTTCCCTGTAAGGGGCATGGATGGGAAAGTGATCTTTTACAAGGGCAGGAGCATAGCTGGAAAGCATTTTTATAACGCAAAAGAGGTAGATAAAACCTCCGTAGTGTTTGGGCTCTGGGAGATCCTAAACGGATCTTTTAGCTGGGGTACAGCGGATCAGATAGAGGAGGTTTGGATTACAGAGAGTGAGATAGATGCTCTCAGCCTTATCTCTTATGGAGTACCAGCGGTAGCCATCATGGGATCACATATCTCAGAGGATCAGTGTAAAGAGCTGGAGCGTACACCTTTTAGGCGGTTTGTACTTGCCACAGATAACGATGATGCAGGGAGAAAAGGAGCCTCCCAGATCAAGAGGTTACTGATACCTAAAGGTTTTCGGTTTATCAACCTCAAATGGCATACGAGCCTAAAGGACATTAACGATCTTGTCAAAGAGTACGGAGATGGCTGGAAAGACCATCTCACAGGATATTAAAGGAGGAAAACAGGATGAGTAAAGGATTTATTACAGGAACAAATGAGGAACTTATTAAAGCGTACAAAGAGAGTAGAGATGAGAGCTATCTTAAAGAGCTCATAGAGGCTAACAAGGGGCTTATTAACCTTTTGGTATCCCCTTATTTAACCTCTATCCCTAATTCTGAGTTAGAGGATCTTACAAGTGAGAGTTATATACCGATGCTTAGAGCTATAGAGGATTACGATCCAGAGCAGGGAGTAGCTTTTTCTACTCTCCTTAAGGTTTATGTACGTCAGCACCTTAACCGTTTATACAACGAGGCTACACGCCAGAAAAGATTTACAGGTACCACTCCAGATAGCTTAGATCGGTTATCTGAGATCAATAAAGAGGGTGGTACAGAAACAGATAGCACTTTTGAGGTAGAGTGTAAGGATTTTAGCTCTGTAGAGTTTATGGATCTCTTAGATAGTTTACAGCTCAATGATAAGGAGCAGGTAGCGGTAAATATCCTCATGGCTGGAGGAGCTAAGGGAGAGATTGCTAAGGCTCTCAATATTACTAATGCTACCGTGAGCTGGCATATCAAGAACCTTAAAAAGAAATTTATTTTAGCTGGTTATCAATATGCTGTCTAAATAATCTGGGCGGATGTGATTAAGTTATTTATCACGAAAAGCGAGGAGGTAAGCGGTATGAGCAGTTTAAGAACCCTGTTAGCCATCTTAAAAGGAGAGGCTGTAGTGCTTACTAAAAAGGGTGAGCATAAGGCGGATGTGCTGGTAGGAAAGAATGTGGATAAGCGTTTTGCTATCAACAGCATGGTAGGAGCTGTAAAGGCTTTGATGCTGTAGTTATAGAAAAAAAAATAATCAAGGAAAAACAGGAGGATACAGAAATGGGATTACAGGATCTTATTAACAAGTATGACAATGGAGGATTTTCTAAAACAGGCTGGTTTCAGTTAAAGGATGATGGAGATACAGCTACAGTACGCCTCCTCCATAAGGGAGAGGTAGGAGTAAAGGATGGAGAAACAGATTATGATTTTCCCATCTACGAGGTACACAAATTAGATGTAGACGGTAGCGGTAGAGATCGTACTTGCCTCTGTAAAGGAGAGAGCTGTGAGTTTTGTAAGAGCGGTAATAAGCCTCAGCTTAGAATGTTCTTACAGATGATTAACAAGGATGAGAAAGATAAGGATAAGCAGGTACAGCTCTGGGAGAGAGGCTTAACAGATATTAAGAACCTTATCGGCTTAGCTGGAGAGTATGGAGATCTCACTAAGAGAGATATTAAGATTAAGAGATCTGGAGCAAAGGGTAGCCTTAAGACTACATACCAGTATTTCCCTAAGGATCCTAGTGAGATGGAGATTCCAGAGCCTCAGAACTTAGTAGGCTCACTTATCTTAGATCTGGATCGTGAGGATCAGATTAAGGCTATCGAGGGTAGATTACAGCTTAACAAGGGTAACAATAACGATAGTAACAATGACAGCGGAGCAGGAGCTACAAGAGTATTTTAAGGCAGGGAGGGAGGCTAAAAACCTCCCTCTTTTATTAAACAGGAGGATACAGGATGGCAAGAGAGATACAGGTAGATATGAGTAGAGAGAGCGTGGATCTGGAGGATCTTAGTAGCCGATTAGCTCATAAAAAAGTATGTAATATAAATTTGAAAAGAAACCAGAATACCTTACTTAAAGGGCTGGAGGTAATAAATGAGCTGGTAAAGAGCGGTAGGCTCCATGCTGAGGGAGAGTATGAGATTATCCGTACTCCAGAGAGGCTTAAGGAGGTAATGGAAACCTACTTAACTGGAGTAAGTGAGTATGTACTGGATGTGGAAACTACAGGGCTGGATGTGTATAACGATATTTTAGTAGGTATCTGTTTATATAATCCAGATCTCCCTAGTTTCTATGTACCGTTTAATCATACGGATCTCCAGAATAAAAGAGTTGAGGGGCAAATGACAGAGGAGGAGTGTAAGGCGGTTATGCTCCCTTATCTGGCTAATGGATCCCTTAAGTGCATCAATCATAATATTAAGTTTGATGATAAAGTAGTTACTTTCCAGTGGGGGCAGAGGATCGCTAATGTATGGTGGGATACTAATATAGCTGGATGGGTACTTAATGAGAATGAGAAACACGGATTAAAACCGATGTATAACAAGTATATCCTCAATGGGGAGGGCTCAGATGAGGATTTTGGAGATCTCTTTGAGGGTATCCCATGTAACTATATTCCTATTGATATTTTCGCTATTTATGGTGCTAACGATGGTTTTAAAACGTGGGCTTTGTATCAATTCCAGAAAAAGTATCTTAGAGAGGATCATCCGAGAGCAGACTACAGAAAGCTCTATCATGTGTTTAGAGATATTGAGATGCCTCTTATTGATGTTTGTATGGATATGGAGCTTAGGGGTGTAGAGATCCGTGAGGATTATGCTAAGGAGCTTTCTGTAAAATTTAATGCAGAGATGGCGGAGAAAGAAAAGCTCTGTGATGAGTATGTAGCTAAGTTTGATAAGTTTATAGAGGAAAATCCTACTCTTATGAGATTAACTAAGGGTACTAAGAAGATTAACTATAACAGCCCTCAGCAGGTGGCTTGTTTATTCTATGATATTTTCAAACTGAAAAGCGTATCCAGAAAAGAGCCGAGAGGTACAGGAGATAAGATAGTACAACAGCATAGAAATAAGGCTAAAAAGGCAGGTACTAAAAAGGGAGAGGAGTTTATCCAGTTTTTAGATAACTACCAGAGATACAAAGAGTGCGGAAAGCTCTTAGGAACTTACATAGATAAGATCCCAGAGGTTAAGTGTGCTAAGACTAATGCAGTACATACTACATATAACCAGTATGGGGCTAAAACAGGTAGATTTAGTAGTTCCGATACAGTTACTAAGATCAATCTCCAGAACATTCCGAGCCATGAGAAAAGCATCCGTAAGATCTTTAGAGCTAGAGATGGTTATAAGTTTGTAGGCGGAGATTTTAGCCAGATTGAGCCACGAGTACTCTCTTATGTATCTGGAGATGAGGCAATGCAGGAGGCATACAGAGAGGGTAAAGATCTATACGCCATCATGGGATCTAAAGTGTATGGAGTGCCTTATGAGGATTGTAGAGAGTTTTATCCAGATGGTACGGTAAACGCTGAGGGTAAACACAGGCGTACAACTATGAAAAGTGTACTCTTAGGTATCATGTACGAGCGAGGAGCTAAAGCCATCGGAGAGCAGTTTGATAGATCCGCAGAGTGGGCTCAGAAACTTATTGATGATTTTTATAAGAGTTTTCCTAAGATCCAACAGCTCCGCCTTAAGGTAGAGAAGATGGCGGAGGAGTACGGATATGTAACTACCATACAGGGCAGAAAGAGAAGATTGCCAGAGATGCAGTTACCAGATCACGATGATTACCGCTATCAAGAGGCTCACAGGCAGAGCCTTAACGCTGTAATACAGGGATCCAGTGCGGATATTATGAAATTAGCTATGATCGCTATTTACAATGATCCTCAGTATAAGGCTCTGGATTGCCACATGGTAATAACCGTACATGATGAGTTAATCATGGAGGTACCAGAGGATCATATTAAGGAGGGAGCAGATCTCTTAGTAAACACTATGAAAAGAGTAGGACACAGCCTAATAGATCTCCCTATGAGCGTAGATGCTGAGGTAAATGATTACTGGTACGGAGAAAACTTAGCGGATGATTATTTAGAGGAGGAGTAAGCCTATGGGATATTTTCCTTTACCAGAGCTAAAGGGTAAGCCTAACAGGATCTTTGTAGATGGTAAAACTCTAAATCAGATAGCTAAGGAGAGCGGTATAAGGCTGGATACCGTACAGCATAGATATAGCAGAGGTATAAGAGATTATGAGGGCTTAACAAAGCCCTCTCATATCAGAGTAGAGCACGAAAAGACACAGAGGAAAACCTACTCTATAATGAGTGCTGGAGAGAGAGTAATGGAGAGGATCTGGGAGCTGGATATACCTCTCCAGACTATCTCCGATAAAACAGGGATAAGCAGATCCACAATATACGCCTTTTTATATAACGGTACAGATCTTAGTAGTATGAGGCTTGCTAAGATCTGTAGCCTTTTAGGATTATCAATGGATTATGTAATGGGATTAAAACAGGAGGATAACTAATATGAGTATGATGGAATGGGCTAAAAGAGAAGTAGAGATAGCATCTAAGAGAGAAAGAGGAGATAAGCCAGAGAGTGAGTGGGATTATGGCTGTGCTTGCTATGATAGTGCTCTTAAGGCGTTTGAGAGCCTTTGTGGAGATGGTCACAGCGGTTTTAGTATCGGCATTACAAAGGGGATCCTTAATAGATTGATAGAGGGAAAGCCTCTTACTCCGATTGAGGATACAGAGGATGTATGGAATGTATGTAGCAGAGGAGAAAATGGTGGAGTAGCTACATACCAGTGTAAGCGTATGAGTAGCCTGTTTAAGGATGTATACCCAGATGGTACAGTAAAATATCACGATAACGATAGATATTATTGTATTAAATGGGATGATCCTAACCTGTGTTGGCATAATGGGTTTATTGGTAAGATTTATAGTGAGATGTTCCCTCTTACTATGCCTTATATGCCATCTAATAAAGCGGATGTGATTGTATGTGATGAGCTCCTCGCAGATCGTAAAAACGGAGATTTTGATACCTTAGCGGTATTATCTATCCAGAGATCTAACGGAGAAAAGGTAGAGGTAAACAGATACTTTAAGGAGGGAGAAAAGAGCTTTATAGAGATCTCTCCAGAGGAGTATGAGGAGCGTAAGAAGATGCACGAAAAGAGGCAGGAGCAGGAGGCTAAGGCACAGGATGAAAATTAGATATAATCGTTTTGCTGTATTTCCTGTGATGTGTCACGATTGCCATAGGTATATTTGGATGGAGCCTTATAGGAGGGCTGATGTGTGGCATAACTGGTTAGATAGATATGTAAAGAAAACTATCTGTAATGAGTGCCTTAAAAAGTATGATGTAGGAGGTAAACAGTGAGATATAAAGTATATGATGAGGAAGATAAGAAAGAGAGAACTCTGGAGGAGTGCGTAACTCCTTTGGAGGTAGGATCTGTAAGGAGAGTGCAGGTTAAAAAGGGAGATACCAGAGAGGTACATCATTTTAGAGTATTGGAGGAGTTAAAGAGTGTTTGATTTTAACGGAGAAAATTTAAAGGTAGGAGATAAGGTAATAGTGTATCAGAGCCACTTTAGCAGTAAAGCCTATTATGTAGGTACTGTAGTAAAAAGAACTCCTACAGGGCTCTTAGATATAGAGTGGGGGAATGGTAGAAAAGAGAGATTTAAGAGTAATGGATATGAGTATCATAGATCCTCTGGATACGGTAGAACCTCATTTTATTTAGAGCCCTATACTGAGGAAAGAGGTAGGCAGGTTATACAGGAAAATAAGAGAAAGTGTATGGTAGGCTGGCTTAAGGAGTTTGATTATACAAAACTCTCTTATGAGGAGGCAGAGCAGGTATATACTCTGGTAGCAGATTTGAAAAATTCATAAAATTAGTATCTAAGGAAACCTCCTTTATGTGATTAGGATCGATCAAAACATAAAGGAGGTTTTTCTATTGAAAGTAGATATTTTTAACACAGAAAACAAATATAAGATAATCTATGCAGATCCAGCATGGTTATACAGGGATAAGGCGGTAGCAGGAGGTAGAGGAGCTGGATGCCATTACACAGTAACCAGTTTAGAGGATATAAAGGCTCTCCCTGTGGAAAAGCTGGCAGATGATGATAGTGTGCTTTTTATGTGGGTTACAATGCCATTTTTAGAGGAGGCTTTTGATGTGATGAGATCATGGGGCTTTGAGTATAAAACCTGTGCTTTTACATGGATAAAGCAGAATAAGAAAGCAGATACTCTCTTTTGGGGTATGGGTAATTGGACTAGGGCTAATGCGGAGTTATGCTTATTAGGTGTAAGAGGAAAGCCTAAGAGAATGGATGCAGGAGTACACAGTGTAATTATGAGCCATATAGAGGAGCACAGTAAGAAACCAGCGGAAACGAGAGATAGGATTGTAAAGTTAATGGCAGGGGGGGGGCTACCTAAAATAGAGCTCTTTGCAAGACAGAGTATAGATGGCTGGGATTGCTGGGGAAATGAGGTATAAGAATTGTAGGAGGTGTAAAAGCCTCCTCTTTTTTTTATCTAAATTTACTTACCGTTTGTGATTAGGTTACTTATCAATCAAAACAGGAGGATCAAGGATGGTAAGACGGATTAAAAGAAAATGGAGAAGATTTTACAGAACTCATAGAGAGGGCTGTGAGCTGGTAGGAGATTTTGTTGGAGCTTTAAGTATTTTTGTATTCTTATTTGAGCTCTATATCATCGGAGTTATGTTAGGAGGTCACTAATGGGATTAAAGAGCTTAATAGCAGTAGCAGAAGGAAAAAATGCAGAGAGCGTATCATTTGAGGATAAGTTTCTTAAAAACTATGAGGAGGCTGTAAAGGCTAAGGAGTTGGAGGAGAGGCAGGTAGCTCCATCTGAGTATATCCGCCCATCCTCTATGTATGGTTGTGAGCGTATGTTATTTTTCCAGAGAGTACACGGAGGCTCCCAGAACGGAGAGCAGAGTGAGGTAAATCTTATTGAGATATGCCAGAGCGGTACAGATCGGCACTTAGACATACAACACATAGTAGAGCGTATGGAGGGCGTAGAGTGCTTAGATCTGGAGGAAATGGTAAAAGAGGCACAGGCTAAAGGAATTAAAACAGAGTTTGTAGGCTGGAATGAGGATCATACAGAGGGCAGGTGTAAAAATGACGAGCTCTCTATCTATTTCCAGCCAGACGGAGTTATTAGATTTAATGGTAAGGATGTGATCTTAGAGATTAAAACAGAGAGTACTTACCAGTTTAGTAACAGGTATGAGCCTAAGGCGGATCATAAGTGGCAAGCTACTTGTTACGGTATGGGGCTGGGGATAGATTATATCCTTTTCTTTTATGAGGATAGAAATTTCTGTAAAAAGAAACCGTACCTCTGGAAAATAACCGATGAGATGAAACAGGCAGTACTTAACAAGATACGAACTGTAAACAATGCTTGTAAGACAGGGATCCCTCCAGAGAAAGATGATAGCAAGTGTACTTACTGTAGATATAAAAATGAGTGTGCTTTAGTGGATGCTGGTAAGTGGGTACATCCTAACCCTCCAGAAAAGCCTCAGACAGCCAAGAAAGATACAAACAGAAAAAAGGCTAATAAGTCTACAGGCAAAAAGAAAAAAGCCTCTACAGGGCAAAATACAGCGTTGAGAGCGGTATGTGGTAACTGTGAGCATTGTGGTAGAGAGCTGGGAGATTACTACTGTAGCATTGATAAAGATGGATCTATGTATGTAGATCGCAGAAAGAAATGTAAGTTTACTCCTAGCAGATTTAAGGGGGTACAGGATGGCAAGTAATAACATCGGTAAAACCTTTGAGCAGGAGTTTAAGGAGTGTGTACCTCCAGATTATTACCTGTACCGCCTAAAGGATGATACAAGCGGATTTTATGGAGTATCTAATCCGTGTGATTATATCCTTTTCAGATCTCCTTATCTTTTTTTGGTAGAGCTTAAAACTCATAAGGGAAAGAGCATACCGATAGCTAAGATCAGATCTAACCAGATACAGGGAATGGAGAAAGCTACTCATTATGAGGGAGTGTATGGAGGCTTTTTAATCAATTTTAGAGAGCTGGAGGAAACATATTACATAACCGTACAGGATGTGATCCAGTTTACTCAGACAGAGGAGAGAAAGAGCATACCTGTAGAGTGGTGCAGGGATCACGGAGTAAAGATAGAGCAGAAAAAGAAAAGAGTGAGATACAGCTACGATCTGGAGAGCTGGTTAAGTAGATATTTTGGAGGTGTGAAATGAAAGTAACTCAGTGTACAGGAGAGGGTATGGGATCGTGTAAACGATGCTCTGATAACGGAAAATGGAATATGAATTGGATGTGCTTTTTATACAAGATTGAGGGCTATGAGGGTTGTTATTGTTCTGATTGTGTAAAGAAGATCAGAGAGGAGGCAGGAGATAAGTGTTTAGAAAATTGAGAGAAAAGATCCGCAGACAGAAGTTAATAGAGGCTGAGGTATTAGAAACTCTTAGTAGTATTTGTTTATATTTAGAGGTTGATGCTCATTTTGCTCACAGAGGTAGATATGATGATTATTTTAGTAGCCACGCTAAACAGTTACGGATCTTTTCTGAGAGCCTTAGAGAGGAGCCGGTAAAGGAGGATGAGAAAAACCGTGATAGGAGAGGATAACATACTTACTCTTACATACCATGATTTTACTACTAGCTGGTGCATGAAAATAAATCTGTATGAGGTATTTTGTGGAATTGAATACAGAGAGTTACCAGATTATGAGCCAGATCCAGATGAGGTAAAGATCACACGCTGGCAGAGAATAAAGAAGATCATACAGCTTATTAAAAAGCATCATTTAGATAAAGAGCTCTCAGAGTTTAAAATCTGGGTAGAAAATCAAAAGGCGGAGGATGAGAGCTTAAGAGCTAAGTATAAGGCTGGATCAGATGGATATAAGAGCCTCACAAAGAGGATAACTCTTTATAACAGAGCTATAAGGGAGGCGGAGAAATGATACAGAGTGATAAATTAAAGAAAATCATAGCAGAGGTAAAAGAGGAGAGCTCCCCTGTAATAACCCTCTCAAATGAGTTAATAGCAGATTTTAGTAAGGAGCTTGATAGTGCTATCTCAGAGCTGGATATGATTATGGAAAGCATAGGAGAAAACTCTATAGAGGATATACCAGATAGCCAGATAGAGTACTACTGTGTTAAGATCCCAGCCCTTATGTACTATGCAGGGCAGAGAGTAGAGGAGCTGGGTATGCAGGTAGATCTAGCCTCTAACGCTAAGAAAAGTGCTCAAAATGAGGCGATGGTAAAAGTATCTGGTACTGTGCAGGAGAAAAAAGCTAGAGTAGAACAGCTCACAGAGGATAAAGCCTTAGTAGAGGCTATTTACCGTAGAGCTTATAACAGCCTCAAAGTTAAGTTAGAGATGGCTGAGAAGATCTACAGCGGATTAAAGAAATCTCTCTCAAAGAGGATAGCAGAGGTAGATCTGGATAGATTTAGTAAGGATAAATATACCAGAGAGCCAGAGGATCCTATGGAGGATTAAGCCTATGGAGCGGTGGGCTTATGAGTACTTTAGGAGACAAGCCATAGAGGATAGATGTAAGCAGGAGGCACAGTGGCTAATAGATAATCCTAAGGACAGTATCCGTAAAGTGGCTAGAGAATTTTGTATCAGTAAGAGCCAGTTACATAGGGATCTCCATGAGCTCAGAAATATAGATGATGATCTCTATGTACAGTGTAGAAATATTTTAAGGAGGCACAGAAGAAGTGGAGGAAAAGTTAGATAAGTTTTTAGCATATCTGGAGGAGAACGGAGTAGAGATCTCTGGAGAAACAGCTTTTAAGTGTGATGATGGGATTGTACTTTTTAGCCCTAACGATGAGGGCGGAGTAGATATAGCCATTATCAGAAATGTAGTTGAGTTAAATTACAACTTAGGTATCACAGATGCAGATGTAAACCTCTTTAATACAGAGGTAGGTATTATGCAGGAGTTAGGAGGATCTGAGGATGGAGAATAATAAACCAGTATTTTATATGTTAGTGGGGTTGCCAGCCAGCGGTAAAAGCTCTGAGAGTGATAGGCTGGGAGATGTAATTGTTAGATCCTCTGATTATCTTAGAGATAAACTCTGTGGAGATATAAATGATATGAAAAATAATGGTGCTGTGTTTACCATTTTACAGAGTTTGGTTAGGGCGGATCTATATCATGGTAAGGATGTAGTATATGATGCTACAAACTTAAAAGCGAGTTATAGAGTGGAGTTTTTGGATACTCTTAGGTTATTAAACTGTAAAAAGGTTTGTGTATTTGTAGATACTCCTTTTGAGGTTTGTGTTAAGCGTAACGAGGAAAGGGAGCGTACAGTACCTAAGGAGGCTATGGAAAGGATGAAAAGATTTTTAGAGCCTCCTACTTTTGCTGAGGGCTGGGATGAGATACGAGTAGTTAAAAATTGGGATGAAAAGGAGAATAGCGATGGCGGAGATAGATAACCTCATAGCAGAGGTAAATAAGAAATACAAAACGGATATAATCCGTAAAGCATCGGATCTTAAGGGGATAGAGTTTATCCCCTATACCTCCCCTATGATGAATTACTTAACCAGAGGAGGAGTACCTGTAGGGAGGATCATAGAGCTGGTAGGATTACCTCAGAGTGGTAAAACTACTACAGCTCTGGATATTATCTCTAATTTCCAGAAAAAGTACACAGATAAGTACTGTGTATATCTGGATGCAGAAAATACAATAGCTAAGGAGTGGGGAGAAACTCTGGGGGTAGATTGGAGTAAGGTAATACTCATCCAGCCAGAGAGTGAGTACGGAGAGGAGCTCTTAGATATGCTCTTAGACTACATAAGATCTGGTAAGATCGGCTTAGCAGTATTAGATAGTGCTCCTTTTATTATCCCTAAAGCAGTACAGGAAAAAGGCTTAGATGAGAAAAGCTATGGCGGTAACAGTGCTCTTATGAAAGCCTTTTGTGATAAGGCGGTACCGCTCTGTAAGAAAGTGGAGTGTACTTTTCTGATGATTAACCAGCTCAGAGAGAATATTGGAAATCCGTACAAGCCTTATAAAATTCCTTGCGGTACAGCTATAGCTCATGCGTGCTCACAGATCTTATGGTTTACAAAGGGATCCTTACTGGATGAGAAGTATAAAGAGGTAAGTAGCGGATATGCTAACCCTAGTGGTAATCTGGTAAGCGTGAAAGTGGAGAAAAATAAGGTTACTAAAAATGATCGTAGGCTCCAGACTTACACACTTAACTACAGTACAGGAGTGGATGAGATTAAGGATACCTTAGATCTGGCTATTATGCTGGGGATCATCTCACAGGCTGGGGCGTGGTTTAAGGCTACTCTTAAAGACGGTAAAGAGCAGAAAATGCAGGGATTTAATGGAGTGCAGGAGTTTTATTATAATGATCTGGAGGAGCTGGAGTATCTTAGAAAACAGGTATATGAGGCAGGGATGGCATGAGAGAAGTAGAGGAAACCTTAGCACATAACCTTAGAGAGGTAAGAGAGAAAAAGGACTACACTCTAAAAGATGTGGTAAAAGGTACAGGATATACAGAGGTAAGTATAAGCAGGTGGGAAACAGGTACACGGATCCCTAAGGCTACAGTACTTTACAATCTAGCTAAATTTTATGGAGTATCTGTAGATAGATTTTTCTGGAAATAAGAGCAGGAGGAGGCAGTAAAAAGCCTCCTCTTTTTTGAGTAAAAAGTTATTGACATTATTATATAAGGGATATATAAAAAGTGCTTGACATTATTATATAGGGGGTATATAATACAATCATGGAAACGAGATACAAACTGAAAGATAAGCGGAGGTAATCAGTATGAAAGCTATTGTATATTACAGAGTAGGAAATGATAGAGCTACAAGAAAGATAATCGAGGTAGAGAAAAATGAGCCTTGCAGTATTGTAAGAGAGTTTGTAAAGGCTATGGGAGTTTCAAAGTATAGTACTTACATTTCACATATTAGATGTGGCAGATATGATTACCAGTGGTTAGATACTTGTGATAGTGCATATTAAGAGGAGGGAATAACTATGTTAAAGATTTTTGATAGATATGTAAATATTAAGAATAGAGATGATCTTGAGGATTGTACTATGGAGCTGGTAGAAAAGTTGGATCAGATGCTTACTGAGTACGGTGTAGAACACGCCTTTTCTTTAGCTAGTAAAGAGGAGATAGATACTATCAATGATACAGGAGCTGAGTATTGTGTAACCCTTATGTATGAGGAAAAAGATGAAATGACTTTTAGCCTTGTATATACATTGTGGGCTAGAGTGTATAGAAAAGCTCCAGACGAAAAGATTAGAAAAGTTATGAGTAGAATGAGTAAGGTTAAGGAGGCTGGACATGAGGATCAAAAGATTAAAGAGTGCTAAGTTTGGTACAGATAGAATAGCTAGAGTAGTTACAGGATATGCCCTCTATGAGGAGGGCAAGGGCTACATAGCTTTTAGCTCAGATAGAGATGAGTTTGGTATCTTAGCTCCATATATCCCCTGTGGAGGGAAAAGAGCTTTACAGAGTATCTTAGATGCTGGAGGATTTTGTAGCTTTGATGGTATGGAGTATGTACAGGAGTTGGGAGCCTAAGGGCTCCAAGATCGGAGGGAAATATGTTTACAGTTTATCTTAAGAGTGCTGGAGGCACAAAGAAATATTTTACAGAGTTTGAAACAGAGGCGGAGGCTGAGAGCTTTTGTAGAGAGTATGGCTGGGAGTGGGTAGATGAGAATGAGTTTGTATGGGATATGGATTATGAGGAGGGATAATATGACGGATGAGCAAAGGAGTTTTTACTTGTTACTGTGCATGACAGGTAGAACACAGGAGGCTACAGAGTATAGAGAGAAGATCGAGAAACAGGAGGATAATACAGATGGCGAAAATATACAGGAATAAGGCAGGAAAGAAGTTATACCCAGTATGTAAGTGGGAGGATAATCAGCATAAGATCTATAATGCACATGATAGGATTATGATTAGAATATATGAGGCACAGGAAAACGGAGGGGAGGATTTGGAGGCTTTGTATAAGGAGCAGGAGCGTATAGAGAAAGCTCTGGAGCTTATAGATGCCTGTGTAATAGATGGGTTAGTATATGCCACTTATGAGGATGGATTGATATTAAAGGATCTTATATGGGCTTACAATGCCAGACATTAAGGAGGTAATGAGATGAGCATACACGGAGTAAATGCTAGACAGCTCCAGATAATAAGTATCCTTAAGGAGGCTAAGTGTACAAATACAGCGGAGCTACAAGAGGAGTTAGGAGTATCTAGGAGAACGCTTAGAACGGATATAGCGTATCTAAAGAGAGTGTATCCAGATAAGTTAATAACCCACAGAGGCAGGTATACAGGCGGTTTAGAGTGGGTAGAGTAGGAGGAGCGTATGGATCTAATAGAAAGAGTAGAAAGCTATAAAGTGTTATTTAAGGAGTGTAAAGCTCTGGAGCCTGTTAGTACGGCTCTGGCAAAGGGTTATAAATCTGCTACACCTCTCCAGAGATTAGAGATAATCAGAGAGTTAGATACAGAGCTGGCGGAGGTATATAGCGTAGAGATCCCTGTTATTACAGCGTGGGTAAGGGATGATAACTATGTACACTCTACAAAGGAGATTTTCTTAGGGGAGCCCTCCTTAGAGGGTTTTCTCCATCAATTTAGGCACCACTTACAAAATAAGGCAAGGGAGCCACAGTATAAGTATTTACTGGTAGAGAATGATCCTAAGGCGGATTACAGGATCCCTTATAAGGATTGTGTGTATAGGATGTATGGGGAGGATGATGCTAGAGCGTGGGCTAGGATGGTTATTGAGTTAGCCTCATAAATGAGTTATAATATAACCACTATATAAAAAGGTAGGTGGTTACATGATAAAGAGATTGAGCGTAATAATAGCTTTAGGTATTGCACTATCCTTATCAGCCTGTGGAAATACAGCTAAGGTAAATGAGCCCATAGAGGCGGAGAAAGTAACGGAGGCTATAGAAAGTACTCCAGAGGTAACAGAGGAGCCAGAAACAGCTACAGAGGAGGCGGAGGAGCTATCTGTAATCTATGCAGACGATGAGGAGATCAATTTATATCTGAATAGGTATAATGAAGCTAATGTGGGGCAGGAGATAACAGCGGATCAGTTTGAGCCATATAAGCATCATGGTAGTGTACATAAAAATCAAATAAAATTCAAAACAGAGGAAACTACTATATCAGCTACAGGAACTAAGGTAACAGTATATTTAGAATATAAGGATCTGGAGCAGTATAAGGAGGCGTTTCTGAGATTTGTAAAGCCTTTTAGTGATACCGATATAGAGAAATGCTGGGAGCAGGTTTTAGCAGATGATACAAGGGTTATAGAGTTTGATGGATTTAGTACAGAAACCAGTAAATTTAATGGAAATATAGAGTATATGAGTATCTATGGATTTATAGAGTAGGAGGCGGATTATATGAAAATCGGAGTAAGAAAACCTAGCCTTAAAAAGGCTATCAAAGCAAGTACTACAGGTAAGGCTAAAAGAGCGGTAAAGAAAGCAGT